CGCATGTGGATCCGCAGCCGCAAGAATGCGGTGTGGTTCATCAACCAGGATGTCGAGCCGCAGCTCTACCAGTTGAGCCAGACGGTCGGGACCGGCGGCTTGCCGATGTTCCTGCCGGCGGGCGGCATCAACGGCGCGCCTTATTCGAGCCTCTTCGGACGTCCGATCATCCCGGTTGAGTATGCGTCCACGCTCGGCACTCCTGGCGATATCGCACTTGCTGACATGAGTCAGTATGTGCTCGCCGACAAGCGCGGTATGCAGGCGGCGACGTCCATGCATGTGCGTTTTTTGACGGATGAGATGACCTTCCGCTTCACCTATCGGGTGGACGGTCAGCCGATCTGGCACACGGCCCTGACGCCTTTCAAGGGCTCGAATACCAAGTCTCCCTTCATCGTGTTGGCCCAGCGCTAAAAAGGACGACCTCCGGCGAGTAACAGGGACGAGACCGCGCCGGGGGGTCAATTTCCCATTCGTTGTTTGGACGCGGAATCCACGCCGCGCCCGTTTCCCATGCCTGCCGCAATGTGGGGCAGCTAAGGATTTGTCATGTCGAAGCAATTTCAATTTTCCTACCAGTGCCCGCCCATTGGCCTACTGGCGCCAGCGGCGGACGCTGCGGGTCGAACCGGCACATACAAGTCGCTACGCAACTGCTCGGGCAAGGTGGCGCTCGTGTGCCGCGTGAACCAGGGCAACGCCGCGCAGGTGACTTTTACGCCGTTGCAGGCCCAGGACAGCTCCGGGACCGGTTCGAAGGCTATCCCGGCAGTGCCGATCTTCTTCAACGCCGATACATCCGTCTCTGACACGTTGGTGGCACAGACCGCTGCAGCGAGCTTCCAGACCACGACCACAACGAAGGACAAGTTCGTCGTGTTCGAGTTCGATCCGGCCGAGCTGGATATGGCGAATGGGTTCAACCACATCGCTATCCAGACTTCCGCCTCGAACGCCGCGAACATCACGGAAGCCTTCATGGAATACCTGGGTCGCTTCCAGCAGCAGGTTCCTCCTGCGTCCGAGGTCTAACCCTAACCATCGCTCTCGCCCCTATAGCGGCCCCGCATTTGCGGGGCCGCTTATTTTTCGGCACGAGGAAGTTTCAACATGGGCAGCACTCTTTCCCTGCGTTCGCGCAATACGCAGACCGGCGATGCGCAATCCGAATACGACGCCGCAACTTTCGAGACAGTGAATCGCTATACGACCGTCACTCTCGATGAGGACTTCGTTGGCCCTTCACATGCCGCCTCGGGCGGTATCCCAACCTCCGCGACGGTCGGCTATCCGTGGATCCAAAAGACGGTCAAGACCGGCGGTTCGCCCAGTGTTGCCGCGATTGCGAACGCGGCAGGCGGAATCGTACGTTGCTCGATCGATGCCACCAGCGAGAAACAGGAAGCCACGCTTTACGCAGCCGATGTGCTCAATTGGGACATGACCAAGAGCGCTATCCTCGAATTTCGCCTGTCGAATCACGTAGTGCCCAGCGCGGCTGCGGTGGAGATGGCATTCGGCTTCCACAGCGCCTGGATTGACGGGCCGGACAACGCGAGCTTCTACGCCGACTTTCAGCAGCTCGCCTCCGGTGCGGTGAATATGCGCACGAAGGATGGCGTCCAGACACTGTCGTTCGCCTCCGGGGTCACGATGGCGGTCGACGTGTTCCACATCTTCCGTATCGACGCGACCGATCCGACCAACGTTCGCTTCTTCATCGACGGCGCTGAGACGAGCACGAAGGGGCAGTTGAGCTTCGCCGCGACTGGGGCGAATGCGATCCTGCAGCCCTATTTCACGGTCTACAAGGCGTCCGGCACGGGAGTTGGAACCTTTGATCTTGATATGGTCCAGGCCGGGATGAATCGTTCTTAATACGGGAGTCAGCGCGCCATGGCAGAAGTTGACGTCCTAACAGTTCAGATCGCGAACGGGACCTCGCTGTCAGCCGAGATCGACATCGGCAGCAAGTCGCTCGTCGGCATCTTGGTTCCCACGACCTGGACAACTGCGGGACTCTCCTTCCAAGTATCACCCGATGGCGGTACGACCTGGGGTGAGTTGACCACAGTCGCGGGAACGCCTTACGCGATCGGCAGCCTCACGGGAGGAACGCTCGCGTATTACGTGGCAGTCGATCCCACAACGCTGCGTGGAGCGCAGGCACTCAAAGTGCGGTCTGGCACGCAGGCGGCTCCGGTAAATCAGGTCAGCACAGTGACACTGCAACTGGTCACCCGTCTGGCGTTCTGACGTGCAAGGACAGACTTCAAGCTACGTCATCACGAGGCTGGTGACTGCGCCGGCATCGTCCGGTCTGACGACGCTGGCGAACGTCAAGGACGATCTCGATTTACCCTCGAGCGACACGTCGAATGATGTCCGGCTGACTCGGTATATCAACGAGGAGTCGGCGAACATCGCACGTTACTGCAATCGGGTGTTCGGTCTGTCGACTTGGCAGGACGAATTCCGGCCGCAGCATGGCATCTGGGGCGAAGGGGTGCGGGCAGCAACGAATCCGCTGAAACTCACGAGATGGCCCCTTGCGCGTGGTGCGGTCTCTTTCACGGGTAACACACACACGAATCTGATCGTGGACGGCATCGCCTCAACTACGGGGCTCGTGCAGGGGATGCCCGTCGTGGGAACCGGTATCGCCTCGGGTACCACGATCGCCTCTGTCATGACGACCGGGATTTTGCTGTCAGCCGCAGCAACAACGACTGCGAATGCGGTATCTCTGACCGCCGGAATGTCTGTGATCGAGACCGTGGCCGGCGTTGATACGCAACTCGTGCCGGGTACTGACTTTGAAATCGACATGGGCTCCCTTCTACCGGGCGACGAAGGTGTGGGCGCCATCTACCGGCTCAACCAGCAAGGAAACCCGCGTACCTGGCCGCAGGCGAAGATCACGGTGATCTATCAAGCCGGCTATGTCCTTCCAGGAGATGCGAGCAACTGTATCGCCGCCAATCTGCCGCTAGACCTTCAGAGCGTTTGCCTTCGCATCGTAGTCGGGCGGTATCTTGCGAAGGGCCGGGATCCAATGTTGCGCTCGAAAGACCAACCGCAGCTCGGACGCAGTGAATATTGGGTCGGCGCAATGCCCGGCCAGACCGGCCCCTATCCGAACGAGATCATGTCCACGCTCGATCGCTACCGCGTCCCGGTGATTGGCTAATGGCAGTCATCACCCGCGGTGATAAGGAGCTCCAACTCCGATTCGAGACTTTTCCGGCGCGCGCGCGGCAGAAGATCAAGGAGCGCATCGAGGAGATCGTCAGCAGACTTGAGCAGCGCTCGCGGGATGCGGCGCCCTATCGTACCGGACAACTCCGCAGCGAGATCACATCCAGAGTTTACGCGGACAACCCTAATCGCATTGCCGGATATGTGTCCGTCTATGCCCCAACCGCCAAGAAGGGCGAGTACGCGAAGGCCGCGACGCTGGAATATGGCAGTGATGCGGTGCGCAGGGTATTCGAACGTGGCGCGAGCCTCATGGACCGGCTCGGGCGTCCGAAGCGTCGCGTGATCGGCCGCATGAGCAAGGCGGCACACATTGAGGCTTACGCGTACCTGCGCAACCCCTTGGAGCAGATGCGGCCGGAAGTCGAAGCCTCGCTGGGTGAGGCGCTCGCCGAAGCTACAGCGGAAGCGAACGCGTGAACGGACGTCCATCCCGCGAAACCGTGATGACAGCGCTCTACAGTGCGCTTCAGGCGGGCGGTCAGACGACCTTCACGGCGACGACGCAGGCCGGTTCCCAGGTTCTCACCAACCCGAGCACCACAACCGGACTCATGGTCGGTGTCCCTGTCGTCGGCGGCAGTATTCCGCGGGGCGCTATCATTCAATCGCTCGCGCCTCTGACGCTCTCTTTGCCGGCGACGGCGAACGCGGTTAGTGCATCCCTGCTGACAGGCTTTCAGACCTTCTCGCGACGTCTGAAACACTGGAGCGAGGTGAGTGCGCAGCCGGCTCTCTTTCTGAGAGGCGTCGAGGAGGAACTGGATTATCCCAACATCATCCTCCAGCGGCAGACGATTCGCGCCGAGATCTTCATCTATAGCAACGCTGGCGAAGATCCGGATTTAGCGCCGGAAATCGGTCTGAATAATCTGTTGGACGCCGTGCAAGCCGTCTTCACGCCAGATGATGTGATGCGCGGTCGTTTCACACTCGGTGGACTCGTCGAGTGGTGTCGTATGAGTGGCCGCATTGACAAAGAGCCCGGCGATCTCGGTGGACAGGCCATCGCGATCGCCGAAGTCGAGATTACCGTCCCCTAAAACCCTCAGTCTCGTGAGTCACGCAAAGCCGCCTTCGGGCGGCTTTGTCGTTTCTAGGGACTGCTTTTGGAGCTTTCCATGGCGAACACGAACATCATTCCGCAGGGACTCTTCGGCCCTGGAATCCTCATCGTCACGCGAACGGATCTCGCGACTCAAACGCCATACAACGTTGGATTCGTGCACGAGTTCAGCTACGACTTCGGGTTCGAGACGAAGCAGTTGTATGGTCAGAATCAATTCGCTCTGCTCGCGGCGCGCGGCACGGCGAAGACGACGGGCAAAATCAAGGCGGCGACGGCTTCGGGCCAGGCGTTGAACACGCTCCTCTTGGGTGGTACGTGGACTCTGGGTACGCAGTATGACATGGCCACGAGCCCCTCGACGGCGATTCCCGCGACGCCGTTTCAGATTACGCCCACTGTGCCCAATGGTGGTACGTGGAATGCCGATATGGGCGTTTTCAATGCCGCGACGGGCGTGCAGTTGACTCTCGTCGCCAGCGCCCCAGCAGCCGGGCAATATTCCGTCGCGGCAGGCGTATACACCTTCTCCTCTGCTGATCACGTCTCGGGCATCTCCGTCCTGATCAACTTTGCGTATACATACACGACCGGCGCGACGGGCATGTATCAGACGATCGCCAACAACCCGATCGGCACGACACCGACTTTCCAGCTCGACTATAAGACGGCGCTCTACGGCGCCACGTACTACCTGCGTCTGTTCAATTGTATCGGCGGCAAGTCTGCCTTCGCTCACAAACTCACCGATTTCATGATGCCGGAATATGATTTTGAATTCTTTTCCAATGCCGCTCAACAGGTCGGCATCATGAGTGTTGCCACTCAGTCCTAACTCTTCGATTCATCCGGCCCGGCAGCCGGACTCGCCCGTTTTCCTCCATGGGGCATCGGCCTAAATATCCGATGGGCGAGCGGCATGCCGGTGTCGCTCGCTTCCCCCTCCTGGAGACTTCCTTTGGAAACCCTCGATATTGTTCTCGCTGGCCAGAAGTACACCATTCAGCCGCTCACGGTTGGCCAACTTCAGGATCTTCACATTGGCGTCGTAGAGCCGACACCCGATGACCCAGAGGACGGTGTGCGGAAGTTCTGGTCGCGAAACATTGCGCTTATCCATACCGCGCTTTCGGTCGACCATCCTCAGATGACCGTTGAAATCATCGGTAAAATGAGGCTCGGAACGATCACTGCCGTTAAACGAACGGTCGACGACATTCTCGTCTTTGCTGGCATCGCCGAGAAGAAGGAACCGAAAGCGGGGGAATCCCAAGCGGCGGCGGAATAGATTGGCACTACCTCATCGCACGGATCTCGACGGCATTGCGCATTGTGCCGGATCAAGTCCGTGCGATGACATTCCGTCAGGCCCGCGGATTCCTCGAATACTGGAAACATCACCCGCCCGAGCACGAGTCAATTTCCGTGCTCGTCCAGGCATACACGAATTGGCGACCGCAAGGTCCGATGACCGAGGCTGAGGTTATTGCTCAACATCGACGCTCCCTTGAGGAGCGCTGGAAGGCGGGCGCTCTCGATCCGAAGCAGATGCTGGAGATCATGGGCGGAAAGATCGTGGCCGATTCATCTCATCCTCTGGCGAGTGTTCAATCAACGGGCGTAGGCCCATGGCCGCCGAAGTATTGATATGGGCAACAATCTAGAGACCAAGGTAACGGCAGATGTAGCCGACCTACAGGCGAAATTTGCTGTCGCGCGAGCCGAGATGAGTTCGCTTGGCCAGGAGATGAACAAGCTCGCCAAGCAGTCCGCAGCCGGTGTCATAGATCCCGCAGGTCAGGCACAGCTCCAACAGGTCGCGGCCGATTTCGTGCATGCCAAAACGGAAGCGGCAGGTCTTGGAGCGGAACTGAAGAAAACCACGCAGGCCACGCACGAAGCCGGCGAAGCCTTATTAGGGGGCGTTGGAGGCGCACTAGACGATCTTCGCGGGAAAATGTCCGCAGCCTTTGAGTTCACGGGCATTGCAGCAGCCGTAGAACTCATTCGCGGTGTCGGTGAGGCAATCGAGCAAGTCGGTGAGCGAGCCGTAGAGATCAGCACTTCCGCCGACGTTTTGGGTGTCAGCACTGCTCAGTTCCAGGCCATGCAACTGTCTGCCGAAGAGGCGGGAGTTGGAATCGAGACTGTAATTCGCGCTGCTGAACATCTCAATATCACGATGACACAAGCTCGTGATGGTAGCGGTGCGGCCATCGAGAAGTTGCGATCTCTTGGAGTCACAACCGATCAGATCGCGAGTCCGACATTCCGCATCAATGACCTGTTGCAGAACCTGCATTACCGATTGATCGACGCTAGCGGGTCCCAGGAG